TTCACCATCACGATCTAATTTATAGACTGTAGGGTAGTATTTAAAGGATGACCAACCTTTCTTATCATCCCTTAAATAACATGTTCCTTTATCCTCTCCAGAATGAGAGTAGTAAATACCTTGATACATAACCTTTATTTATTTTTATTTAGTTGTTTTTTTAACTGTTTTTTTCACTACTGGTTCTTCAACCACTGTTGATTCTTCAACAATTGGTTCTTCAATCACTACTGGTTCTGCAACCTCAATTGTAGGACTTACAGTTGCTAAATGCTGATTAAATTCGTTTTCGAAATGACCTAAAGCATCAATCATCATAGCATACCACGGATTGGGGTTAGATGAGATAATTGTATTTTTTAAATGTTCGAATGAGTTTTTTAATGATTCCATAATATATTATTTTTGTTTATTTTCCAGAAGATCCAAATCCTTTGTCTCCGCGCATTTGACTTAATTTTAATTCCTCGAATTCATCATCGTTTAATTCAATGATTTCGTATTTAGGTTTTTTAATAACTGCTATTTGAGCATAACGTTCACCTTCTTCAATTGTAACGTCTGTATCTCCAACATTGTATATTTTAACACCTAAATTTCCTGTATAACCAGCATCTACTGTACCATAGTGTGGTATTAAATCATATTTGAATCCTTTACTAGAACGTAATTGAATTTGCATCCAATATCTTTCAGATTCATGTATTGTTAGATTTAATCCATTAGGTACTACAGCTGTACCTTTTGCAGGTATTACTGTTGTTTGAGTACATGTGATGTCAAAACAAGCTGATGTATCACCATATTGTACTTTAGGGATAACAGCTTTAGGGTCTGTTTTGTGTGCGTAAATTGTAACCATATTATTTTTTTAATTTTAAAATTCTTCTACTACTCCTAATATTTCAGCTAATATAAATAAAATACCAGCTAATATATAATTTCCACTTATAAGTACAGCTCCTGCTCCTGCTCGAACAAAAGATTTAACTAAACTAATATAAAAGTGGTGTTTTGTTTTTGATTCTTTTTCTTGCATATTCATTTAATTTTATTTCATAGGAGTTCCATTCATCTCAATAGCATGAAGTAATTCTTCTCTGATCAGATTATCTTTTTCCATAAACACTCCACTGAATTTGTTTGTAGACATTGTAGAACCATGTTTTATTCCTCTATGTGAACAACATGTATGTTTACAAGCAATACTAACTGCTACTGATTCACAATCCATTTTAGCAGCAATATAATCATGAATTTGTTGTGTTAATGATTCTTGCATTTGTGGTCTACGAGAAAACCATTCTACAATACGATTAAGTTTACTTAATCCAATTACATTTTCTTTAGGTATGTAAGCTACAGTAGCATAACCTGTAAATGCTAAGTTATGATGAGCACACATACTAACAATAGGAATACCTGATTGAATTACTAATCCATCATATCCTTCGTCATTTGGGAATACTGTAATGTTAGGTTCGTCTGTAACTGAACCTACGATTAGGTCTTTTAGCCAAGCTTTAGCAACACGACGTGGTGTATCACTTGTTTGTTTATCAGCTTCATAGTCAAAGCCTACTGATTGTAAGAACTTACCATAAAAATAAGATGCATTGTCAATCATTTCGTTTACTTCTTGTTCTGTACGGGGTAAACTTCCGTTTGATTTTTTTAATAATTTCATATTTTATAACTTGTATTTGTAATATAACATATTTTTTTTGCTTAAACAAGCTTTATCGCAATAGCTTTTTTATTTGTCTAGTACCTGAATATTCTTTGTATCCCGTTTCCGATATGATTACCAGTGATGGTAAATAATCTACATCAAATATTTCTTCTAATTCTTCCACACCATCCATGTCTGCTTTTAAATCGTAAAATTTGTAATCAGGTTTAGATGTTTTGATTTGTTCAACAACATGAGATATTTCTTTACAGGCTGGACACCAAGAAGCATTGAAAAATAGTATTAATTTTTCTTTACGTTTAATAGCTTCTTTAAATAATTGTTTATTCATGTTAATAAATATGTTTAAACTTTCTTAACTTCATATTCTTTTCCAGTAGTGGAGTTTTGAGATAAAACACTAGCAATATGTTCTGCTTCTTCTTTATCTTTAAATTCCCACACTTCATCATTTATATCTAACATAATGACAGGAAGTTTATTATCATTACTGTTTACGTATTTTAGAATAATATAAGGCATATTTTTTTAATTTTAATTGTTTTTTAATTTATACATTTAATGTTTTATCCCAAGCTGAAATATGTAATCTTGTCATACCTACAAATTTATACTTCTTAGCCATTTCTAATACAAATTGAGTACGTTCATGAAAGTCTGTTTGACTATCTAAACCTGGCATACAAACAACGTTTTTAAGCGGTATACTGAATGGTTCTATAAAGTCACGGAATACTTCCTTAATATCATCTTCAGTGCTGATAACGAATTTAAATTGATAATTTGAATGTTCCATAACACGCTTGATGGCGTCTGGATTGATACGTTGTTTAGCTTCTAAACCTGAATTAGTTAGTTTAGGTGAGCAATTGATTTGGTCTAGTATTTTAAATAAATCATCTTCAATTACTACAGTACCATTAGTTTCTATTTCACTAAATGGATTGATAGTATCCATTAATCCAGGCTCTTCAATCCAGTACTTAAAGAAATTAGAAATTGCTTCTTGATGTCCTTTAATTGTAGGTTCACCACCAGTCCAAATGATGTGGATAGTACCATCTAATATATCTTCATAGATGCCTTGTTCTTTCCATTGATCAATTAAGTATTGAAATTCTTTATCTTCACCTCTCCATAACCATTGACTGGTTGAATCACAAGTCCATGTCGCTTTACCTTCTAGTTCTAAATCTCCTTTAAATATTTCACCATCTTCTAATGATTTTTCTTTCATTAATTGATTAGCAAATTTACGAGACATACCACAAGTTAAGTTACAAACTCCTAAACGTACAAAATATGATGGTACACCTGTACTTTTTCCTTCTCCTTGTACGCTATAGAAGTCACTTGATATTAATAATTTATTTGGGTCTATTTTTGACATAAAATTTATTTTAATGTATTAATGTTGAGATGTAAATTCCTAAATATGAGCCTGCTACACTACCTAAAACATAACCAGCCCATTGATGAACAGCATCATTTGTATTTGCAATTTTTCTAATTACAAAAAAATTAAGTGATGCTACAATAAAATCAGCAGCCGCAGCTACATGATACTGAGCCTGAGCTACTGCTCTAAAGTTTATACAAAGGATACCATATAATATTATTTGTATAAAAAATAATGTAGTTGCTTCTTTTAATTTACTATTCATACTGGCGTTGTTTAGCTTTAAATTTAGCTGCTTTCATTGCTTTTTTAGATTTAGTATGCTCACCTTTTTGTTCTGCTTCTGTTACTGTTTCAGATTTAACACTAACGGCAGATCGTGCATTTTTCTTCCAATCCATTTTAGAGGCGTATTTGGCTCTACCTGTTCTGACTTCATAATCAGCTACTTCATTACTTACTCTTTCGTAAGTTCCATTTTTGAAAATTGTTTTCATATATTTTTATTTTATTTTTCTTCGTAAATTGCACTATTTCTTTCATGTTCGTATACTTCAACTTTTGCAGCTTTTACTCTACCATCTGTTTCTTCCATTAAAAAATCATTGATAGTTGTGTAAAGATATTCTGCAAATTTTTCACACCCTACAGCAGGTAATATACGTAACTGGATAATACCTTCAGCATCCATTGTTTTAAAGTGTTCTAAATAAGGATCATCTTCTGCAATTACTGTAGTATGGTCTAATAAGTATGCAAAGTAATCTTTTGGAGACATACCCTGTATTTTAGTTTTAGCACGTTTCATACCACCAAAATCAAATACCCAATTACGATGATCTAATTCACCTTCAAACCATACTCTAAATGATACAGCATATCCGTGTAAAAATTTGCAGTGAGTATTATCTGCACTCCATTGACGAAAACATGTTGAATAACCGTCAAATAACTTTGTTGATTGAAATTTTTTCATATTATGCATTTTCTGTATTATTAATTCCTGCCCATTCTAAAACACCTTTATAAGACATTACTCCAGTATATCGTTTTACTGGTTGTTCGTTTTCAACTAAAATGATAGTAGGGATACTTGTTACACCATATTTTCCAGGAGCATCAGGTTCATAATCAATATTTACTTTTTTTACAGAAACCACTTCATTTACTCTATCCATTGTAGGACCAAATGCTTTACATGGTTGGCACCACGGTGCTGAGAAATACCAAATTGTTTTATTCATATATTTTGTTTTTTGTTTTTAATAAAAATCTTCTATTCTGATTAATTCTACACTAGAATACATCAGTTTAATGAGTGCTGTACTAGAATATTCTAATGGTTTAGCGTCATACCAATTAGATGTCCATTGGAATTCACCTCCATTCTTCATACCTGAGTATACTTCATTATGTCTATTCATAACAATGAATTCTTCTTTTTCTAGTTTTTGTTTACGCTTCATATTGTATTATAAATATAATACCTTATTTGTGAGAATCCAAAATCTGTTCAACATGTTTTTTAGCTACTTCCCATGTTACTGGACCTGTTTCATCAGCATATTCTACTGAGTCTGGAAGGCCTAATTTGATAAACGCTTCAATACGTTCTACTGATGATGCTGATTTGTAATCGCTATACCATACCCCATTATGTTTCATAGGTTTGTATGATGTATTAGTACGTTTATAAATTTCATTAAAATCTAAATCTAATTGTTTGCAACATTTTTCTCCGTCTTGTAAAATATCAAACTTGTCTCCTTTAAGATATGGAGTATATAATGTTACTTTTTCAGAACCCCAATTACCAAGTTTAAATGCTTCAAAATCAGCATCTCTAAATTCTTGTCTACAATCAGGATAAATTGAATGATCACCTGCATGAATCCCCATTGCAATAGCACATTCTGTATCATTCACTTCAGCTGCTGATAATGCTGCAGCTTGGATAATAGAACTAAATATTTTATTACGATTTGGAACAACTGTGTCTTTCATATTTTCTTCAACATAATGTCCTTCAGGCACTTCAGTTCCACCTTCAACTAATGATGAGTTTAGTAATTGTGATAAACCATCTAATTTAATAATTTGATGTTTAATTTGAGTCATATTATTAGCTGCTTCTGTAACATATAGATTTTCTAATTCTATATCTCTATTTCTCATTACCCATTGAATTTTTTTATCAAAATCTAAATTATCAATAGTATGATTAATATAGTTAACTAATTCAGATGCTCGCTCTAATTCGATTTTATGTTTTTGTCCGTAATCAAATGATAAAGCAGTTACTTCATATCCTTTAGATAATAAATGAAGCAATAATGTACTTGAATCCATTCCTCCGCTGAGTGAAAGGACAGCTTGTTTTGTTTTATTTTCCATAATTGTAATATAATAAATATTTTTTAGTTTTCCAAATAAACATTAAAATCGTTTTGATATGTTTAATATAATATCTTCTTCTTCTTTAGACAAATTCATCCAGTTATCTTTTATTTTAAATAAAGATTCTAAGAATATACGTTCGTTTATTGATTCACGACCGGTTATGTTATAACCATATTCTAAATGTCCTTCTTCTTGAAGAAGATCAATGATTTCTTTAATTTCTTTTGTTGAGCAACTTGATAAAAAATCATCAACGTCTATATCTAATTCTTCTGTAAAAAATCTTGGCATATAATTTTATTTTAAAATGGTAAATCTATAACTTCTTCTGGTGCAAAATACTGGTCTAATACATGTTTAGGATATAAAAGTACTGTTCCTTTATATTTAGAATTTGAAATTTCTCTAGTTTGTATACGTTTAGCTTGATTTGTTTTTCGAGCATATTCATATACTTTTTTTCCTAATTCTGCTCCTGCTGGTCTTTTTAAATAGTCATATAATGACATTAATTCAACATTTTGTTTGTTATCGTCCATATTATTTGTTTTTATGATATTTTTAAAAGTTTTAACGTTGTGGTTTAATAATTCCATGTTTATATCTTTATAATCTATATTTGAACAACTGTTCATATTAGATTTAGGTTTACTATGAGTTCCTAAATTATTATATTTTATACCATCTATAGCTGACATGATTGGATTAGATGTGTCTACAGATTCAATACATTTTATTCCTTTATATAAAGAAAATTCAATAGGACATGCTGTACCTAATAAATGAACTCTACTTGTAGGTAATAATACTCCATTACTATATAAAGTTGATATCATTTTAAGTCGTCCTAAAGCTTTACCTAAATCTTTATTAATATGTGGGTATATATCATTGTAATATGATGCTCCATAAGAATATGCTATTTTCTCATATCCTAAATCTATATAGTTTTGAGTACATATAACAGCCTCATTAATTGACTTAGCCTGTACAACTGCAACTTTAGTTGTGTTTTTAGGTAATTGAATCTTAGACCAATACTTTGCATTAACCATTGATGCTGTACAATCTTCCCATACATCTGGAATAAAGAAATTTGATGGTTCAAGAATATTTATCCATTTTAAAAGAACATCTGCATCCATTGAATGTCCTAATTCATGTAAACTATTATCCATGTATATTTCAACTCCTTTATTTTTACATCTAAGGAAATGTAATCTGTATGTTTCATTTGATTCTAACAGATGAGGTAGAGCATACTGGTAATCACAAAATGTAAGACTTTCTTCTAAGAGACATAACGGAACTTCATGAGAAATTTTAATTGTTTTCATTTTTCTATTTTTATTTATTTAAATATATGATTTTTATTTTGGGTAGCCAAGCTTCTCATGTGATAGTAGAAATCTTCTAATGTTCCATCAAAGTTCAACATAAGATTATATAGTTCATCTTTTGTTAAACGAAATGTAGAACTAAATATTTTATACATATTTTCTAAACGTTCATTATCGTCTTTTTCAAAATCAGCCATTAACCGTCTGTGTTTTTCACGATCGACCATTGTTTTTTCTTTCTGTATAGTACGTGTATCTCTATCTGTGTTTATTTTCTTCTTAGCTTCAACTATGGTTTGTTGAGCCATCCAGTAATAATGAGAAATATCATAATCACCATTGTGAATTTTTTCCACTAATGAACTGTGTTTGCTAAGTGGTTTATTTGGGTTGGTATAATTCCTCCACCAAAAGAATTTATTGTATTTAAGTGGGGTTAGTTTACTTAATTCTTTATTTAAAGTATCTTGTGATGCTAATTTGTAATGACTTAAAATATTATTATGTTCACTCATGTTGTAAATATAAGATGGCTCCTTAACGGAGCCAAACTTATTTTATAATATTTAAGTATTTTATTTTAAAAGAGCGTAATATTCTTTAAAATGTTTTAATCTGTCTGCTAATCCGATGGTTCCTCCATTAACACGTTTTGTTACTGCTGTAACAGTAGCATCGTCGGCTCCTTTATCACAAATGGCCCACAATCCGTTTTTGTTAAAGAAGAATGCAGCTGATGCTAAAGGATATTTAGTAGCTACTAAGTCTGGATTTGCTAAGATATCGTCTTCTACAGTTGCATCAAATGCTTTGTAATTGTCTTTACCAGTTAATTGGATGTACCCACGACCTCTATGTTTCCAACCTTCACCAGATGCTTCATTTCCATTACCCATTCTTGATGAGTATACTTTGTTTGCAATCTTTTCAGGGTTACGAGCATAACCTGCTGCTGTTGTAGCATTGAAATATTTTCCAAATATTTTAACTAATCCATCTGCAGAGTAGTTTAAATTTTCAGATACAGCTTTAAATCCAGCTGATTCATGACCACATTGTGCCAAGAAATGAGCTAAACGTAATGGGGTTGTAATGTTGAATTTAGCAGCTGTGTCAGGGATTTGAGCAATAACTGCATCAGGAATATGACCTTTTAAAGCTCCTAATTTAAAGCTTGATGCTGGAATTGTAACTGCAGCTGCTGCAGGTGTAGATGATCCAAACATTTTAGACCAAGTACCATCACCAACAATACCATCAGCTGTTAAACCGTTTGCTGCTTGCCATTCTTTTACTTTTGCTTCTGTACCGGCACCGAAAATACCATCAGCACCTAAACCTAATTTTTCTTGGAGTTGTTTTACATCTGCTCCAGAAGATCCATTTTTTAATAACATGGGTTTTTTGTTTTAGTTTATTATTTATTTGATTTAAAAATCTTTGTTAATTCCAATATTAAAACTCTCAGCCTTATCATATCCTAACCCACTTTGTCGACAGTAATTTAGCACCAATGAAACTGATTTATCTTTACTTATATAAATATTGCTGTTAAAGTCATATTCTAATAAAATATCTTTAGGTTTGTAAAAATAATTTACTCCTCCACTAAAGGAAAAACTATAATAATCATTACTAAAAACAGGAAATGATATTTTTAATCCATTAAACTCAGTTCCTTTTAAAAAAGACCAATATCCAAAGTTAACACCTACTGCTATGCCTGATTTAAAATATCGACCATACTCAACACTAGCACCCATTGTGTTTCTCCAATCAGCGATTGGTGAATTAAAGAATACTCCTGTACCAGCACATATGTAATTCTTTTGACTATACGCTACTGAACTTATCAGCAACATTAATATTAATAGTATTTTTCTCATTTTTTCTTTGTAACTGGTTTTTTAGTTGGAGTTTTAGTTGTTGATTTTTTCTTTGCGGCTGACATTTTAGTTGATGTTTTAACTGGTTGTTTTTCTTTTCTGTTTCTAATAGCCTCGTATATTATGGATCCTATTAACATTATAGCTAATGCTAATGAACCAATCATAAAATTATCGAATATTGCTATTAGATTTAACATTTTAATTGTTTCTTCTTGCCCAACCCTAGTTTGTAAATCAGTTAACCAGTTAACTTTATCTGTTATTGATGGTATGTCTTCTTTAATTTTACTTTGCTCTAACAATTTTTGAGCGCCTGCTTTGTCAGTTTGAGCTAAATCAAATATTGCATCTAATTTATTATCTACATCAATCATTTGCTTGTCTGCTAAATGAGCAACTGAATCTTCTTCTGGTACTAGGTAAGTATTAAGATATGCTTTCCATTCTTTATCAGTTTGTTCTCTAGAATCCATTATTTCACTCTTGTGAGCTAATAATGTATCTATACTGATAATGTTGGTTGAAAAGGCATCATCAATGTAAGTTCCATAATAATCAAACCTATGTGATAAAAGTGGACCTGGTTTTAATCTGTCTTCTAAAATTGTGGTTGCTGATGCGTGGATTTTACCATCAACATATTTTCCAAATGATGCTACAGCTATAATAATTGCTGTGAGTATAATCATGATTGTAGAACTTTTCATATTATTATTTTTTAGTTCGTGGTTTAGGTTTAGTAGTTACTTTTTTTTTAGATGGAGGTTCACCACCTGTTTTTATATTTTTTAAAAACTCTGTTGGGTTATTAGCAAAGTTGGTTGATATTTTAATTATGCCTGTTAGTAATTCTGGTGAATTTAGCCCTACTAGACCATAAGCAATTGCCTTATACATTGATGCAACTTCGAATTGCTCTAGTATAAACCAAGCAATTAGCGAAGCGATCATTGCCGCTATTATATTACTAATAATTTGCTTTGGGGTTTTGTCTTCAGGATTTTTACTAGTAGCTAATCTAGCTACCATTCCTGCTGCTCCAATAAGTAATACTATCCATCCTCCACTTAAAAAAAGTGGGATAAATTTACCTAAATCATTCATTGTTAGTTAATTTAAAGTTTTTATTAACTTACTCTGCAGGTGTATTGTTTGATTTTTTAGTAAACTTGTCTAAAGTATCTGCTCCCATACCAATGGCAGTGATAACTAAAACAGCATTAACTAATGATTCTGCTGGTTTAAAAGATTCATGTGAGTAACTGTTTAAGGTCATAGTTACACATAAAAATAATGTTCCAGTAAATGCTACTACGGGTTTAACTGAGGTTGATCCTCTTTCGTCTTTGAATAAATCAATTATCCATTGTTTAAAGTTCATATTGTTTTGTTTTATATTGTTATATATAAACCATTTTAAACAACCTATTTATAATACATATGGATAAAATACAAAAAAATTATATTTTTTTACTAAAATTTATTTAAACACACTTATTATTTGACTCGAATGGTGAGTTTTATCACCTAAACTATCTATGATTTTTATTCCTAAAGAATCACATATTTCTTTTTCAAGAATATGATCAGCAAATCTATCACCACCTTTGGTAAAAATGACTTCTGCGTCGCTGTCTATGTTTTTTATAGCTAAAAATAAATTGTTAAGTGTTTTACAAACACTTCCATCACTATCTGTTGAGATAAAAACATGGTCAACATATTTTATAGCTCCTACTACTTCTTTTCTATATTGTTCATCCTGAAAAGAAGGTACACCTCGTTTTAATTCGGCTTGTTTGTCGTTATTTACAATAACCCATAATTCATCACACAATTCTTTAGATAATCTAAGACATTCAATATGTCCTGGGTGAATTGGATTAGCGTACATTGATGTTATAGCGTATTTCATATTTTTATTTTAAATCTTCATAAATTCGAATACCAAAATCCCATATTAAGAAGTTTATGCTTATAGTCCAAAGACTTTTCACAACACCTGTCTCAATAAAATGACCTAATGGGTTATGTGTGAAGTATGGACATGGTAGTAGTGCTATTTGTTTAAACCAACCTTTATCCCATGTTTTAGTGCAATATCCTTTAATTTTTAATTTTTTCATATTCCTATTACTAGTTGCCATTTGAGCCAACCAATTATTAATTCGTAGTCACCATTCAATATTTTATTATGAGTTATCTTAATATATGGTGTAATGTATATCTGAGAGTATACTGTATCTAAGTTTATTTTCATATTTTATTTTATAAAATGTCCTACTGAGTATATATTTTTTCTTATCATTGATGTTAATTGATCTATTACTACTCCTCTTTTTCTATTAGCAGCGTGCATTATTACATTGTTACCTAAATAAACAGCAACATGCCAACCTGATGGACTTGATCGACTCATAAAGAAAAGCAAATCCCCAACATTCATCTCATCTTTACTTATTTTTGTAGATGATTTATATTGGGATTGAGCAGTTCTTGGAATTAAAATATCAAAAACATCTTTATATAGTGTTTGTATAAAACCAGAACAATCAATTCCTTTTAAAGATAAACCTCCATAAACATAAGGTTTACCTTTCCATTTATTAACAAATGTATCTAATTTTGAAGTAATATCATTTGATATACCAGATATATAATTTGGTAATATTGTCTTTTCGGCAGTTGAGTCTATTTGTTTTTGACTAAAACCTAATAAACTAAACAAAATTAATGGTATCGTAATAAGTTTTTTCATATGTTATAAATATATGGAGGTTTATTTAAAAATCCAAACTGTTTATTTATTAATATTACATATCTATATGTAACGAGTAACTTTCAAGTATTTCTCTAATTACTTCTCTATATTTTTCAGCTACTTCAATCTCAATATCTGAAGCTTCTTTATTAGTAGCTAAAATTGACATACCACGTTTTGTAGTATTTCTAAGTTTTTGATCTAAATCCCACATTGAATTTTTCCAGCTCATTCCATTTAATGCTGTTCTAGCATCTTGAAATTCTTCTACACCGTCAAATTCTAAAATTATTTTTGCCATATTTTTGTTTTTGTAAATATACAATCTTCATTTTGGGTAGCCAAATTTATTTTTAGTCCCACCAATTTCTTAATCCAGAACCATCATACCAGTCATCATATTCCTTTTCAGTTGTTTCTGGAGATGATTTTATTTCAGCTGGGTTTTGTCCTTTCAATATACTCCATAACTCGGACCACATTGATTCTTCAATTTCATTAGCTCGAGCAAATACTTTAGTATTGTGTTTATCTTCTTCTGGAGTATTGTTATTTACTAATTGATAGCAACCTGGATGATCTGGAGCATTTTCAAATTCAAAATCACGATGTGCAATCTCACCTAACTCATTCTCAGCTAATTCAACAAAGTTTTCTTCAATGAAGTGTTCCATTAATTTTGCAGCACGCTGCATCATCATAACTTTTTTAGATTTAGAAATTTCTATTTCCATTCCATACACATCAACATTTGTAGCCATATTCATTAATGCTGTTTTCATAAATGGAAGTACTGCATGTTGTCCTGAGTACCAACGATAATTATATAAGTCCTTTCTAAACAACCATAAGTTTTTTAAAAATCTAGGAATATCATATCTTATAGTGTCCCAATATTGTTCTCCAATGTATATCGCTCGTTTAAACTTATTAATAAGTGTATTTTTTCTTTCTATTTTCATATTATTTTGTTTTTAAATTACCATATTTCAGTCATACAAAAGTTTTCACCAACTACACCATCCATCCAAGTGTTAAGATATACATAAAACTTTTTAGTATTTCCTGAACAATCATTTTTGATTGTTAAAGTAAAATCATTTCCATTTTCTATAGCATCATCTGTTATAATACCACATTTACAATTTTTCAACGAATCTTTTTTGCAACTCGCCAATGCTGTTATAGTCAGCAAGACTAATATTAGTTTTTTCATGTTTGTTTATTTAGTTACCCGACCTGGATTCGAACCAAGACTAACAGTACCAAAAACTGCTGTGCTACCATTACACCATCAGGCAATATATTTTGTAGTCAGGACAGGATTCGAACCTGCAAGCCCAAGTGCCAGCCGCTAATGCAAACCACGAACTTAGGATTCGTCTTATTTAGACTCGCTTCCATCTACGAGTTGGCTTTTTGCGTGTACCTTTCGCCACCTGACTCGGACTCGAACCGTTGAAAACACCACCTTTCGGCGCAACAAAACCCTGACCCCAGAGTTGTTATTGTCAGTAGTCAGGACAGGACTCGAACCTGTGATGTCCAACAACGGCGCTGTCCACAGTCTATCTGGAATCGAACCAGTTCCGTCACCTGACTATTATTTTTATCGGTTAACGCCCAATTTCATCTTTCATTTAACTCATTATCTCAACAATAGAGAGTAATAGTATTATTGATAGTAATAAAAAACATAATATTATTCTACTGTTGTTTTTTCGTATTCAGAACTTGCTTGTTCAATGTATTTACGTTCGTTTAAAATATATTTATTTCCTTTTGCTAAAAAGTGAACTTTCAAATTTTCGATTGAAATAGGGGATCCATCTGCTAAATCGGCGATATTTGAATATCGAATATCATGACCATCAATAATGATAATCATACCAGAGCCAATTACTTCCATAAAGTTTCCATCGGTTATTAAAAGACCGGTATCTTCACCTAAGCCAATACCAATGCAAGAAGGATTGGCAGCTACAGCTTGCGCTAATCTTCCAAAACGACCTCGTTTATCAAAGTGAGAATCAAAAATTACATCACCCATAAAAGCCAAGCCTGTAGTTACTTTCACAGCGCCTTTTAAATGTGCTTTTGCAGCGTTACCTTCATAAATCATGGTATTGCTCATTGCCATTGCACCTGCACTGGTTCCCGCTAAAATGAATCCTTCTTCATTGATATATCTATCTTGTAAGATTTTATAAATTTCGGTACCTCCAAAAATCGCTGTTAAACGCATTTGATTTCCGCCACTCATCATCACACAATCTGCTTCTAGTATTCTTTGTATATATTCTAATTTTGAAGCATCTTCTCGATTTCGAATATGAATAAGATCTACATTTGTACAATTTAGTTTATTAAAGGCATCTAAATAATTTTCCCCAACTTCAAAAGGAATCAAAGATGCAGTTGTAATTACTTCAATTCTGCTATTTACACCATGCTTTGTTTCATCTACAATTCTTCTCAATATGCTTTGTTCAAAAAAATTTAAATTATTTCGTTGAATAAATCCAGTCTCTAAGTCAGTTCCTTTATCTTCAGCTCCTCCAATTGGAATTAGTTTGCCTTTAGGTAGTATGTTTATTCTATTCATTTTATTTAATCTTTTTGTAGTCAGGACAGGATTCGAACCTGTATGTAAACCTTTTATCAACTTACCCTAACCAAAGCGTTTCTGTACAACCTACTTTGGAATTATGGTGGTAATTTACTCGTAAGTATAATTGCGATGCGTTTTTCCTTCCGCCACCTGACTATTTGATGAGGTTGTGGGTTTAAATGTACCATAAGTACTCATCACCTATTCTGCCCAATAGGACTTAACATTCATGAGAAGCCAAATTTCTCCAATGTCTGTTGCTGTGCATATTTGACATCAAGCAACTGCTGTAGTCAGGACAGGAATCAAACCTGTGTCCATCAAATAAATCGATTATGTAATCACTACACCACCTGACTATGCCTTTTTCTGTTTATTGTTGGATTACAAAAGACAAACGTCATCCAATCTCAACCTCCTTATAAACCCTTCCCGTGCACAGAACAAAAAAATGGGGAGATGTTGTTTTTACTTTTAGCAGTCAGGACAGGATTCGAACCTGTATCATTCCTTACAATATTAAAGATTTTACGTTAATTAGAGAATCGAACTCCGTGTTGCCACCTACACCACCTGACTATTTTATTATTTCGCGTAATGAATTGGATTTTTACAATTCCCTTTATGTGAACCCCATCGATATTGAACTTCCCCCACTACTATGTATTCACACCCATCTAATGTATAAGTTTTATAACCTGATAACTCTATTGGTTGTGCAGGTTGTGTATTGTCCTTTTCACACGATTGTAACATTACCGTGGCAAGTAATATAAATGTTATTGCTATTTTTTTCATCTTCATAAATATACGATCTTTATTTTAGGTAGCCAAATTTATTTTTATGCTTCACCCATTATTCTTCCAAAAGGATATATTGTGGTTGGTTGTTCAAACACATAATCCTGAAGGTCCTTAACAGCTGATGCCATGTTTTTGTTATGCTCTACAATCATACCTAATAACTCATCTTGTTCTTGTTCAATTTGGAAGATGGTTTTTAATTCTTTTTGTATCTTAAGGATGTGCATTATAGCTGACATTAAAAATAGAGCTAATACAAATGTTGTTATTGTTAATACTATGATCATAATTTTTATTTATTTTATTTTATTTTTTCCTCTATAAGTAGAAGTTAAAGCATGGCAATTAGGACATAATATCATTAAATTTGACAACAGATTATTTCTCCCATTACCATCTATATGTTCTAGTTCTAATGGAATGTCTTCTCCCTCCCATTTACTGTTATGACACCTTTCACATTCTTTCTTTTTATATCCTTCTAAAAATAATCTTTTTTTTATTCTACTTCTTGAATATCCTGGGTGTTTTCCTTCAAAAATTACTTCTTTAATAGGGAATCTAGATGAAGTATCTTTCTTACCTCCTTTTAAACTTTGGTTTGGTTTGTAATACCCATATTTTGTTGCATATTTTTTAAATGTTGTAAAATTCAATCCTAAAATAGAACAAGCCTCAGCCATAGAATTACTACTATCACATGCTTTTTTAAAGTCTTCTACATTTAATTGTTTTATTTTTCCAAATTTCTCCCAACTGTTAGACTTTAAAGTATCATAATTTTTAAATCCCATAATATTTTTATTATAAATATGGTAGACACTCATTAAAGTCAAATAGATGTGTCTATTAATTTTTTTTATTTTTAAACCCAACATATAGTTACCAATTCCACCAAAAGGGCGTTTTGAATTTAATTACTAAGCGTATGTTTTGTAATTTGGTTTTAATTCAATGTTTTTGTTTATTTTACTTACTTTTCTTCCACGTTTTTTACCTGTATAACTGTTTTCTTCAAGTCCTAATTCTAATATTAAAGCTTGTTTACTAAAAGTCTTTAGCAATTGTGCTCTGTGGATTGGGTATATTTTATCTAATGTATTCATATAAATATTTATTTTTTAGATGGACGACCTCTTTTACCAGTTTTGGTTTTAGTTTTAGTCTTTGTTTTTAAATTAATTTTATTCATCTGACGTTCAGTACGTCTTTCATCTTTGGCTTGTTTAGCTCGTTTTTCCCAGTTTTTGTCAATACTATTTTTGTATGAGATTTTAATTTCAACTGGACCATTAGATTTAGCTAAATCGTATTTCCATATTTGAGTGGTTTCATCATCTTCATAATGACGTTCAAATTTAGTTACTTTTTCAACTATATTTTCAATTAATTTTTTTCTACCTCTTGCCATATATCTAAATATACGATGGCTCCTTAACGGAGCCAAATGTATTTTATGATATTTTTAAATTAATTAATATTTTTATTTTATCATTACATTATTTGTATTAAATAGTTTTTTTACTTCTTTTTTAATATCACCAATTGTATTACTACTTACTTCACCAGTTTTAAGATTTTTAAGTACTTGCTTATAAAATTCAATTAAACTATTTTCACTATTAACAGATTTTGCTGCTTTCTTATCTGGGTCAATATCAAAATCTTGAAGATAATCTTCTACGATTTCTTCTACAAGTTCTAACATTTTATTCGCAAGTTTTCTATAATTGGTGTCTCCAACCATTGCCTTTTGAATTTCTTCTCTAATTATTTGTCTTAATTCGTGTTTTTGCATTGTTTATTTGTTTAGTATAAATATTAATATAAGATGGCTCCTTAACGGAGCCAAACTTATTTTATGATATTTTTAATGTTTTACACTATTTCACACTGGCCTGAACTGCAAGCTACTTGGTCCATCAACGCTGTGTTATCATCAAACTCTATGACTTTAGATAAATCAACACCATGTAAATGTTTTACCATTTCGTCAAATTGTTCTTTAGTACAATCTTGGAATGGTGCTTGAGTATAGCTTCCTCCAAAATAAGGCAATACTGACAATCCGTTAAATGTTTCTTTGTTTTCCCACATCCAACGACCTACTTTTTCCCATTCGTCTTCTTTGATAGAAACAGTAGCTGATACATTGTTTGTATTTGCTCCTTTACGGTGGCCTTTTTTCACCCATTCTATGTTAAATTTCTTAACACGCTCTAACATGTCCATAACATCTTCAGTTCTTATAATAGAACCTTCAGGTGCACTTTGTGGTACTGATATTACAGCTTGAATTGTTGGTTTAAAGAAATCGTCTTCAACTAATTCTGGGTGGTTAATTGCTAGGTGTGTGTATATTGCTTCATTTTTACCTACTCTGATTGTTCTTACATAATAATCGTTGTGCCAAGCGTGAATACCACTAGATGTTCCTAACACTAATGAGCTAGTACCACTTGGTTTAACTGTTGTTACGCGAGCGGCTTTATTTATACCAATTACTTCAGCTACACGAGCATTTTCTTCTTTAGCTAAATCAGCTGCTTTTTTCAAATCATAATTTAATACAGCACCAGATCCAATACCTGTCATACCAACACCGAGTAACGCGTCTTTTTCGGTTGTTTTGCGCCAAATATCGCGCAAGTAATGAAAGTCAGTGTATGCTGCTTGTAATGTACCTATAAATGCTCCAACACGTACTCTTTCATTTAAGTCTTCTTGAGATTCAACATTTGAAACATTTACCTCACATAAGTTACAGAATTGGAATGGACGTAATGCAATTTCACAGCATGGGTTAGTACCCCATTCTTTATCGTTTGAAAGATATATTCCTGGTTCTCCTGAATTGCTTAATTCAATTTTTTTCCATAATTTGAAGAATTCTTCTTCTGTAATTTTATGACGTAAAATCATAGCTGAGTTGTTAGCTCTACCTCGTTGTGGGTTTTGTTCCCACCATTCACCGAATTTACATGTTAACATATTTTCGTCGTCTAAATCAAACAATGATATTAAAGCAGCACGTCTAATACCACCACTTAATACAGCATCAGCTATATGACAAGCCATGTCATGGGCTTCAAGTGATGTAAGTTTTTCACCGTTTTTCTTTCTATCGAAAATTTTCTGAAGTTGAAATAAAACTTCTTTTAATGGTTCTGGACCAGGTGCTTTACCACCTACAGTGATAAGTTGAGCTCCTTTAGGACGAATATCTCTAAAATCAAATATAGGTAATGCTCCTCCTGTAAAGTAAGCTTTGCATAACATTCTTACAGCATCAGCCCATCCTTCAATACTATCACCTACTAAATAACGTTTAGTTTTTACTGGTATTGTTATTTCAGGTAATTTGTCAACGTGATGTGTTTGCACACTATATCCAACTCCACATCCTGAAAGTAATAAAAACATAATTTCACTAAAAGCACGCATGTCATCTATCGGCAAGAAAGAGCAGTTAAATATGCGCGAATTGTTTAATTCAATTGGGCGTCCAGCGAATTGTAGGCTTCTCATAGATGGTAATACTTTTTTATCGTATACCAATTTGTATGCATTTTCAATTTCATCTTTAAGTTGAGGAAATTTTTCCTGATGCATTTCTTTATTTCGATTGACTAATTCAATCCACGTTTCGCGGCGTTTAAGTTCAGGAACATACTTAGAGTATTTCATGTAAACTGTAAGTTCACTTAGTATATCTTGTTCGATATTCATTTTTTTATAAATTTTTATTGTTAAACATTAATAGTGTAGTTATACGTATACTAAATTTAGAATCTAGTATCAGAGCCTGGTGCAACGATTATGCCCCCGTCTTTTTCTCCTTGAGATGTTAATATTTTTTCTTGTACTGTTATTTTTATATTAACTCCTTTAATATTTATCTCCCCTCCTTCTTTTAACAAACGTTTAAACAATGCTTCTTGAGTTGGACTCCATTCTTTGCTTAACTCTATTATCGATTGTTTGTCAGTTAATACTCTATTAAGATATATATTAACTCCTTTTCTAATGGATTGTGGTTTTATCATATTTTATGCTTGTAATTCAAAGAATTTTTGTTTTAGTTGGTTTTTATCAAAACTATCAAAGTTTGTAAACGTATTTTTGTTGTTAGTTGGTTGTTGTGGTTCATCATCTTGATCAAATTCTCCTAATACTTCAATATGACCATTAGATGTGTTAACATTAGCTGAATATGTCATACCATCACCTCCATATCTGTTTTTCATAACATGAAAACGACCTGTATTGTTTACTTTATCCTGACGTTTACGAGATAAAGATATAGCTACATCTGTTATCATAATCTTGTCATAGCTTCCTGCTGCTTTGTCTCCTTCAATTACATCATCTTTTGCTCCAGCTCTATTAACTTGAGAAACTGACCATATTGGAAGATTTAATTCTCGAGCTAAACCTTTAGTGCTTATATAAATATCGTCTATTTCGTCCTTACGTTCTCTATTTGTTCGTTTTGAACGTAATAAATCAACATAGTCTATAATTATAAGATCTGGTTTGAAATCTAAATCAATACATTTTTTAATATGAGATTCAAGTGTAGATATAGTAGCTTTACCTGGTGAGTATTCTTTGATAATTAAGTTACCTGGTAACATATCTACTTCTTTTTCTACATCATCTTTAAACTTACTAATTTTACCAACATCTATACCTGTGAAGAAAGCATCATATCTTCTACCAACATAGTCTGAGCCTAATTCTAAAGTATAGTGTAATACATTATACCCCATTTTAACAGCCCATCCTCCTAATGCTACTAGAGTCCATGACTTACCACCTCCTGGATTACCAAATATAAGGCCAAAGTCACCTCCTCCTAATCCACCTTGTAATAGATCATTAAACATTTCCCAAGGTGTTGCTATAGGAATTCTATGTTCTTCACGATATCTAGATTCAGTATCTTTGTTGTATTCGTGTCCTATATTTTTGTCTTGTCCTGATTTTAAAGCATTGTCAATTAAATGTCTAATAGAATCGTAATCGCCTGCATTTAATAAGTCTACACTGTTAAGTAGTGCTTTCTTCAATTGTTGATTTTTGCAAAAATTACTAAATTCTCCTTGAACATATTTTAGATCTTCATCAGATGTTTTATATGCTTCTTTTAATTGTTCTTTAATAGATAATTGTAATACTTCATTATCTATTTTCTTTAATTCTACTTTTAATACTTCCATTGTTGGTGGACAATGGTATTTATCATAGTATTTTAGGATTTCTTTTATAATCCATTTATGAGATTGGATTTCAAAGTATTCGTCACTTAACACATCATGTATATTGAGTAAAAACTCTTTATAAGTCAACAATGATGATATAACTTTGATTTGAAAACCAGACCCATATTGGGAGAGTGATTGTAAACTACACATATATAACTTTTATTTATTTTTAAAACTGTTTAACAAGCTGAATGTATTGGTTAACCAATATTCAGTATTTTTGATCATTCTTCCTAACCCATCTTCTTCATAATATTTCATAAATTCTACAATATCTAAAGATGGTATATCTTCTTTTATAAGATCTTTAAGAAATTCTTTTTCTACATCACTTATTAGAGGATTATCTAAATTCATCACTTTAAAATTATTTTCTAATCGAGATCGATCTAATATAACCCTAGCATACACCTCATGATCTTTGTATTTATTAGCGCTTATATCAAATATATCTTCTAACACCATTGGTGTGGTTAGTAATTCAGGATATTTTTTAAATATACCTTTTTCACCCAAACCTTTAACACCTGGTACTTTATCTGAATTATCTCCTAATAGCGTTTTATATAATATAAAATTTTCTGCTAATACTCCAAACTTATCTTTAATAGTTTGTTTATTATAGAATTCTTTTTCAGTGGGTCGATATACTACAACATTTTCATTTATCAATTGTAAAAAATCTTTATCATTAGATACAATGTAGACTTTAGAATTGTAGGTTTTAGGAAGATGTTTACTATAATATGCTATAATATCATCTGCCTCTACTTTATCGATAGCCACAGTTTTAACAGGTAAACATTCTAAATAATGGATCAATCGTCTTATTTGATCAGATTTAGCTTCATTTTCATCATCTAGATGTTGAAACATATCCCAATTAGTAATACGGAAATTTCTTCCTGACTTATATTCGGGGTGTAGGTTCTTCCTGTTTGTGGAAGAACCCATACCGTCAAATATAATATACATAGAGGTTGGATGTATTTGGTTTATAAGAGTGCCTAACGACCTCAAAAATCCACCCATCCCACCAACATGAGATCCAGAATCATTTACCATGTTCACCATAGCAAAGTTTCTAAAAAATAGATTTAAACCATCTATTAAAAGAACTCTGTCATGTTTTTTATCTTCATTTATTTCATGCTCAGATAAATTATTAAGCATATCAAGTAAATCTCTTTTCATATATTAATCTTCTTCTTCGTCAAATGAACCAACAAATACATCTAAACTTTCATTCCATTGTGAATTATCTTCTTGTATGTCATAATTCCCTTTTCCTAGAATATCTACCCATTCATGAGAATGTTGTTCTTTGTACTTTTTGATAACATTTGGATCATCTTTAATAAAACCGTGAATTGTAGATACAATAGTACCTTTTGTAGTAATACCATTAACGTGATTTTTATCACAAGCTACTCTAGTACGTAAAGCAAATTCTACTTTTTTCTTATCCTTCATAGCCTCAATCTTAGATGTTCCAGCATTAGTGATATTACCAAAAGTAAGACATAAAGAAGCGTCATAATACATTGTATCACCACCTTTATTAGTCATACGAACTTGTTCCATTGGTGTTTTAGGACGAGTATTACCTGTTTTATTCACAATCAGTAACGTATTAGTATATGGTACTGATTCTTTACGTGACATTACAATTTGTTGGTTTACAAAATTACCAAACTGATTTGCAATAGCACCTGCATTCCACATTGCATCATTTTTACCGTGGTCTAAACTTAATTGACATGGTATTGAACCGATTGAATCCCATATAAATAAAAGATCATATGGTAAATTACCTTTCTTCTGTTCATCTAGTAAATCAACGATAAATGCTGCTATGTCTTCAATGGCATGTAATGTTGTACGGTCTCGATAAATAAAGAAACCATCATGATCTACAACTTCTCCATCTTCATTTGGAATATCATTCATTTCAAAACCCATTGTTTTCCAGTGATTCCAATCATGTTTCATCTCAGTAATAATAAGTACTGGTAATACACCCATCTTTTGAGCATTTACTGCTGCTTCAATTACTGTAGTTGATTTTCCTGTATTACTTCTACCACGAACTGTAACAATATGACCCATTGGTATTCCTGGAATAGACAATGCTTCTTGTAATGCTTGAGAAAATGGAATCCAACGTTGGTCTTTAAACTTTACATTAGAAGCCAATCCTTTTTTCTCTTTAAATCTATTTAAATCAAATTTTGATTTAAGTTCTGATGATACCGCTGCTGTAAGAGAGGATGCATCTTTTTTTTCTTTTTTAGCCATATGTAACTTTTATTTTTAATTAAGCGTCTTCATCTTCATCATCAAATAGTGCATCAAATTTATCTGCCTTACTTACTGGTTTGGTAGGTGTTTTGATATCATATTTTTTAGATGTTTTCTTAGGTTCTTCATTATCCCAAGGTAAATCACTTGCTGGTTCTTCAACAGGTGCTGATTTAGTAGGTAATGGCATTTCTTCATCTTCTGCTTCTTCAGGATTAAGCCAATCTTGCAATGCTTGTTTCATTTCATCATATGAATACTTTTTAAATGTTTCCATAGGATTTGGTTGATTTTCAAGCAACGATTTAACTAAATTTTTATCATCAGATAATGTTGTTTGTTTAGTACGAGGCATAATGTTTGTTTTATTATATGCTGTACCAGTAACTTCAGGTCCAACTGTTGTAAGTGTAATATCACGACCTTCAACAATGTCTGTAAAATCACCTACATCTTCATTATCAGCTAAGTTAAGAAAATCCATGTATGTTTCTTTACCAAACTGCCATAATTTTACTCCTTCACTTTCTTTACCACGAACTATTACTGGAGCAAAAATACGTAATTTCGGGTCTAATTTTTTAGCTAAACGCCAGTTATCCTTATCATTAGTTTTACGTAACTGTTTAGCAAATTCAACAATTGGATCTTTTTCTCCCCAATTTGTAGGTGAAATCATTACTTTATTTCCAATACCATAATGGATATACAATTCAGTAAATGGTGTAGCCTTGTTAAATTTGCTAGGCACAACACGAACCGATTCTTTACCTACGGATGGTTTAAAATAAATGTTTTTCTTTTCTCCGCTATTGTTTCCTTGTTTTGACTGCATAGCGCTCAGCCTGTTTTTGATTTCTGATAAATCCATAATTGATATATTTTTTTATGTTTGTACTCTAAATATAATATATGTTTTTCGGGTAGCCAAATTTTTGCTACGAGGGTTAAAAAAACTCTCTTTCGAGAGCTTTTAATTTTATTTTAAATGTTGTTGTATTGTTATAATCTAATAGCATTATCCAGTTGTGCATAATTCAACATTATTTCATATCCGTCTTTATTTCTTTTAGCTTTTACTACATATCCATCATCAGATAAAACGGTATAACGAGATCCTCCATAACCAAACAAATCACCTTCTTCATATTTAGGTGGATTATTATTATCAGCGCTCATTGAAGCTCGTTTACTTGTTAAAAAGCTATGTACTTCTTCAATATCATCTTTTGATGTAGTAATATGATCATTAGCCCAGTCATGTCCATCAGCTAAAATACTATCAACCATTTTTTTATCCATTTCAAGCATTTCATCTACCATCGTTTTGATAGATTCAAGGTTCTGGAAGAACATGTAACGGTTTAATTCTTCTTTTATGAGTTGTCTTAATTGTAATTTTCTCATGTGTTTTAATATTAATTATGCAAATCGGCAACGGTAAATCCTAATTTTTTAGCATATTTTTCTAATTGTGGTTGGATTTCAGCTGACTCTTCTGGTCCAGCATATTCATTATCATATGTAGTTTGACTAGCAAAGTAATCTAAATCTTCAAAGTATTGTTTACCTTTAAGCTTTGTAATCTCTGCTTCTATTCTTTTCTTATCTTTTTTAGCTTTTTCTACCTCTCCATCATCATAACCTTGATCTGCAGTGTAGTCAGCACTTATATAATCCTGAAGCATTGATAATAAATCTTTATTGTTTATTTCATTAACTGCTTTGCTAATTTCTTCTTTAATGATTTGTCTTAATTCTTGTTTGTTCATGTTTTGATTGTTTGATATAAATATACTATAGTTCTACTATTTTATAAATCTTAGTATTAAGTTGTTTTAAATCCCCTTGATTAGTTAACAGTATTGAATTGCGGTAATGTTGCCAGTTTATAGGAAATCTAGAATCAACCGCCCCACCATTTAACTTCTTAATCAACTCGTTTAATGCATTTATTGTGTATAAAGTGTTTGACTCTTTTTTACGATGTACCAATATTGTATTTTCTGGAATTGCACTTACATTTTCCTGTTCAATGTTGTATGTTATAGTATATTCATCTGTACTCTTAATATATAATACAAATACTTTATTATACATGATTGTGTATAAGTTTTTTAGATTTTCTACTGTGTCGTTGATCTCATCTAAATTGGTAAAAGTGCAGAATAATCGGTTGTTCAATGTATATGTATTTAAGTCAAAATTATATGTGTTTTCCACATCATACATATTGTATAGATTATTCAAAATCGTAATTTGTTCCATAACTGTGTTTAATTTCTAATTTATATTTTTTAAATACATTTCCTATATCTTCTAATACTTCATTTTCATCCGTATCTAAATCGATTAGCAAAGAATCGTAAACATATAAGACTATTTTTGTATTTTTGTCTTTCAAAATTTTTATTATATCCTTTATTATACGACCATTATTCAACGTCTCTAATAGTTGGAGTATGTAGTTAAATAGTTTTTGAGGGTTCATTTCTCCTAATTCATCTTTATTGAATGTTCTGTCATGAACTTGTATGCTACCATCATTGTTAAACTGTTTCCATACCTCATTTACATATTCTTGTATTAACCTAAAAAACTCCCAGTCCTTGTATTCTTTATATACACCACCATACAGTTGTCTAAACATAAGTAGTTTGGCTTCACTTCGGTCTATTCCAGCGTACTCTGCAAATTCATCGTAAATTGGTTTTGATGGTTTGTAACCTACTAATTTGGCGGCTAGTGTTGGGTGGTAAGCTGAAATGTCTATTTCTACGAATTTATCGTTCTCGGGTATAAATGCTTCACGACATCCGTTGTCTTTGTTTAAAGCCGCGAAGTTAATATTGTTAAAAGAATTAGATGGTCGTCCTGTAGTTGTATGTAAATTATATTGGGTATATATTTTATTATCTTTGATATTAAAGTTTTCATATGATGGATTAAAATATTGTTTAAATAATGCGGGGTCAATTTTTATGCCGTTTTTCTCAATATAAAACAACGAATAAACGATGGTATTATCTTGCGGTGTAGATGGTATTTTTACGTGTTTGAACAGATTTTCGCATTTTTCGTAATGTTTAACCACCGGTATAATACGGTTTATATCTTGTTTTGTTGAGTATTGACGGTAAAAATATTCATGTACTAACGTTGATGTTTGTATATACGTATGGATGGGTATTGGATTGGTATTAAAGGCATGTTTAAATTGAAAATAGTATAAAAATGATTTTAAATCTCTAACATATATTTTTTCAAAACTTTTAAGTACTTGGTTTATATGTTTTATGTTTATAGGTAATGTTTCGCTGTGGTCTATACTTAATATGTACCCTTTTTCTCCTTCTTCGTCAAGTGGTTTAATGTAAACGAGTGATGTTTTATTTAGCATGGGGTGGAGGTTATCGTTGTATGGTATTACCTCTACAAACGCCTGTTTATATCTCATGTTGTAGAATGTTTTGAGTTGATCTAATGTTTCAACTAAGTAAAATGCCATAACCTTTATTTATATTATTAGAATATAAAATGGCTCCGTTAAGGAGCCAAATTTATTTTTATATGTTTTTTTGTTTTATATTTTATTCCAACTTTTAACTCCCCACTCTTCTTCGGATTGATATCCTTCACTGTAGTTTTCTAATGAATTATACATTGATATACTTCCTTCTCCATCAGGGTAAACATATACTTGTTTACGTGATTGGAGTCTATTTAAATAGCCTTCTAATTCTTTAGTATATTGTTCATCATCATCATCAAGTATATCATCTATTCCTTGACCGTAAGCATCTAAGCATATAGTGTTTAGAACATCTTTTACTTTTTCATCTTGTAATCCGCCATTAGGAAAATTAATTACTTTATACAGTTCAACATCTGGATTACTCTTGTATACTTCTGTAGATGTTGGTTCATTTAATACTTTGCTAATTTCTTCTTTAATGATTTGTCTTAATTCGTGTTTGTTCATTGTTTTGTTATTTGATATAAATATATGAAAGGAGAGGTAGAATACCAAATTTTTATATAAAGTATTTTGTATAATCGTTTTTAAGGTAATCATTGAAACGAGGCAATTTAAGTTGTTTCATGGTCAATCCAACTATGTTTTTATTAACACGAGCCGCTTCTCTTATTTGACCTGATATGACCCATGGTATATTAAATGGAGTGTATAGTTGCCATAGTATTTGAGGATCTTTGAAAGCGAGTAAACTATATTGTCTTGGGTCTAGTTCTATATATTGTATTTCGTTTGTTTTCTTGCAAAAGAAACGTCTAAATTCTCCTACTTGGTAATCTTGGGCGGTTGGATATGTTGGGGCATATTGTGGAAGAAGTGTGGTTTGACTAGCGGCATTAATATTTTTAATACTTAAATAAGATTCTACATTTAGATCTTCTGTTCCATCTGGGCCGTCTAATTCAGTAACTATTATAGATGAATTGTTAAATGTTGTTAAACTTGAGTCTAAAGTTTTACTATTTGACCGTAATGTTATTTCTAAATTAGGTAAATCATTAGAATTTCTTCCAGTGTAATATTTCCCTGATGATGTTTTGAAGTAATATCCTTTGTAATTTTCTTGTGTTGTTAAGAGTACATATTCTCCACCGTTGGTATATAAATTAGGAGTTATCTGTGATTTAGGGAAATACATAATTAAGAATTTATCTGGTGTTTTATTATTATAATCGTGATAGTTGTTGCTTAAAGGAATTAAATAAATTATCGCCATTTGTTGGGTGTACTGTTGTAAAACTTATATCTCCTGCAACTTTAAAACCAGCCTTTGCATATACATTAATGTATTCCTTGATTTTATATTCCCAAACAGAAGCAATATTTTTAGCAAGACTTAGATTACCCCAACCGTAGTTACCATTTATTATATAAAGATTATCTGCATTAGGAAAAACTCTTTGAATTTCATTAATTATTTTATTATCACTGTTACTTGCATCCCAACCATTATTTGATCCAATAGATAAGACTAGATTTTTAACATCAGGATAAGGATTTGTTTTTTCTAATTCTCCTGATAACCAAGCAGCATTTTTACTACTCTGACTTAAGGATGCTATTCTTTTTATATTTGGAAAAGCGCTACCAATACCAACTGAAATAGAATCTCCTATTGTTACACTTTTTCCGGCGGTAGTTGGTTGTGGTGGTGAAGGGGCTGTTGATCCTGGGGCTTTGAATAGGTAAAGTGTGTAGCAGTTTTGGGACCATTTACCATATACAAAACCTTTATCAAAATTACGTAGTTTATTACTTGCAAAATAAGCTCCGGGGGTTGTATACCCTCCAGTGTATATCTGAGCGTGATAAGCTTTATGGTCACTTGAAAAATAATTTATAACATCTCCAGGTGAAAAAATTCCATAATTACTAGGATTGTTAAGAAGTTCTTTCATCTGATCTTTAGTGACATTTTGGCCCCAAAGTATTTTTGTATATCCTAATTTTTCTAATCCTTTTCTATATGTTTCTGTATCAGCGTTATCACCAGATGCTATATCTGCTCCTTTAGATAATCTTCCTCCTTTTAATATTTGTTTATAATTATAAGCTATATTGTATGTCCACCTTCCACACATTCTAGTTGCTCCATCTCTACCATTGTAAAAAACAGTATCATATGCTTTTTTAATAGCATCTATTTGTACTTGAGTAGGGGCTGGTGGAGCTGGAATGTCTTTTAGCACTGTTGTTCCACATGCTGTGTTTGTAGATGTGCCTGTAAATGAAGTTGGTGGCGCTGTGTTTGTTGTAAACCCAGACGGACGTGTTCTACCGTATTTTCTATCACCAACAGTAAAAATAATATCTGAGCCAAATGGATCTCTAGGTACTGCTAATGATTCAAGTTTAGTAATCCATTGATTATCTTTTATTTCATGAGTTATACCTTTAATAAGAAATTCCAAAGATTGAGGATAATTTGAAGGAAGGGAATCTGTATCAGCTACAAATTTTTGATATATTTTCATTCCAGATAATCCATCTATAGTTAGAGTAAGATCAAATGGTAAAAATCCTATATTAGGAGATGAGGCCCCAGCATTAGATTGTCTTTGTTTTAAGGTTGCTTCAGCTTGACTATACTCAGCAAATGATTGTATTGAATTTGAAAAAGCACTAATATCACCTTGATTCCATGAATTTGCAGCCATTTCTTGTATAAATCTATTAAATGCCTCTATTACATCATTATATTTTTCCTTAAGTGTTGGTGGATTATTGGGGGTAGAAGGAGTGGTTTGGGTTGGTTGAGTTTGTTGGGTAGTTGATCCTAAGTTAGTAATAAAATTGGAAAAATTTAAAAATTGAGAAGATTGAGGTAGATTAGGAGCTATAAAAGAAGGAGGAGGACCAGGATAAGTTATTGTACTCGCTGGTTCAATCCATTCTTCTTTAACTCTATCTGTTAATCCATAATTCATTACTGATAAGGCTGTTGAATCTTGTCCAGTTATATAACCATTGGCTTGAGCCCCTATTGTGAGCATAGTTGCTAATTTTGGAGATACAGTAGTTGTTAAACTTAAATCTCTTACTATGCCTGCTTCAGATGAATTAGGCACACCAGGTGTTTGCCAATATCCATACATCCTAAATAATGCTGTGTCTTTAGGCTGGTTTTTAAAGATTTTATCAATTTCTGGAAGACGTACTTCATCTGTAAATCTGATAGTATTTGTTTCTTCATCAATTGTTGGTTCTATTTTATTATAATTCCCTGTTGAATTACAAAAACCTCTTGTTAATATTTTTAATAAGTCAATTAAAGTTAATATACCTGTCTCAGAATTTTTTAAAGATTCCATTTGTTCTAAAATATCCCTCATATTAAAGTACACATTCATTATTTTACCATATGTTAATGAATATTTACTATTAGCAGTACCAGCGCCTTCCTCTAAAACAAAATCATTAATGTCAGGAAATAAGGTTATTACTGATCCATCACTAAGTTTGAATTTTCTTTTTAAAATACAAGATGCGGGATTAGCACTCACTTGACAAGTATATAATAATATTACATTACTGTCTGTATCATAATCAATTTTTATTATTTTTGATGGATTTGTGGTGTTGCTATTTTTTAATTGATATATAACATTTTTTTCAAGTATTTGTAAAAAATGACCAAGTCTTATATAATATTGGTTTTGACTAGCATTATTGTCAAATGAAATTTTTATAGCATCAACGCTTGCTCCTGTTGGATTAAGAATAGGAGTTTTTTCTAATTCAAGCATTATATTATAGAATAATGATCCTACATCATGGGTACAAGCGTATTTACTTATTACTTGAGCTGAAGTAGTGTATCCATTAGGTTGAGGTGTGGTAGAAGAATTGGTAGGTGTTGCAGAATTTTGACTTACAGTTGGGGGCCCAGTAACGCTAGAATAATTTAAATCTACCGGGAATAATTTTAAAAGTTCGTTATTTTTCGCCCCATCTGCTGCAGGATTTTGTGATCTTTCCCAGTTAACAAGCCAACTATTAGCAGCTTCTTCTGCTGTAGTAAATGATGCACCTTTCCAAGTTGGGCCATAATCTTCTCTAAGAGCATAATCTATTTGTTTTTTCCATTCAGTTTTCCAATTAGATCCAACCTCATTTTTCATATTTGTGAATCGTGGACCATTCCAATGAAATAATCCTCCTGATTGGAGCCCATTCACATCTGTAATTTCAGAGCCTGGTTCAATTTTAGATTCTCTTAACATATTTGCTAATAATGCTCTTGCTTTAAGATCATCTAATACTATAGTTTTTATATAATCATATAACTGTTGAACCAATGGTTTTTTTGATATTACAAGATTATAAAACGCGGTTAAATCAGCTTGTGTATAACTCGTTGCTGTTTGTTGTATAAATTGATTCGCAAACTTTAAATCCACAGGTATATAACCAGACAAAGCATTCATTTTAAGAGATTCGATAACATCTCCTACTGTTCTTACAATTACGGTTATGTCATAGCTTAAATCTTTATTAAGTGTCCAACTAAAATTTACTACTTTACCTAATGCCGCATCATAGTTACCATGAGATTCTAATCTTTTTTTTCGTATATCATCTAATATACTACTCCATTTAAGTTTTCCACTTAGAAATTCATCTGCTAGACTATATCTGTCTATATCATCTTTAAGTACTTCATCATTATTATAATACATTACATTTCCCCACTCAATTAAAACTGAGTATCCTAGACTTAGATATAATGTATTTATAACATCAAATTGGTTTTTATTGTAACATTTTATACCTATAGTAGCTGTTTTAAGTGAACCTCTATTTTCAGATTTAATAGAAAATGATGTTACACCAGGCATTGGTCTAAGACCTAGGTCTAAACCCCCTAAACCGTATGCTGAATTAGCGTATGTTGGTGTAGAGGTGTTACCACCCTCATCCGTTTTTACAATAAATTGAGGAGAGGTTCCAAATCTTAATCCCTTTTTACCTTTACTTTGATAATATGTTCCTCCAAATAAAACATATTGTTGTGCTAGAGAAGAATTAGTTTTTAGAGTTGTAGTTGTATCAGAATTAAATCTCCGTTGATTTGAATTTACATCAACCGATGAAATCATTTTAACCCATCCTGTATTAGCATTTTGCCATATAAGGTTTTGATTATCTCTAGTTTTAACTCCTTTTTTTTTCTGTCTAACTTCAATTTGTTTAACTATCTCTCTTGGGAAATTTTCTCCAACTATATTCATAACTTTATTGATTTATTAATTTAAACGCACTTACTACACTTTGAGGATCATTTGGTATTCTAATTTGTAAACCTTCAGGCACCATCAATGAATTTTGAGGTAAATCAGAAGGTAATGATGTTCCAGCTGTAGCTGTATTAGCAATTGATATAACCCACCATAATGAAGAATCATTGTAATACTGTTGAGCTAAAACATCAAATCTATCTCCTTGTGTTGTGTACACATAAATATCGTCAGCACTTACAGGAACCTCAGGATAACGAGAAGTTACATAAGCTTGTCTTGTATTAAGTATAGTTTGTGGTATGTTTTGGTAACGATTCATTTATGATCTTTTATTATATTGTGCTGCTTGTAATGGTTTTAATTCATTTTCTATTTCAAATGGATCGTTATAATTAGTATTACCAGTTCCATCATTTAATGATATATAACGTGATGAACCGTTGCCATCTCCTACAGGTTGAACAGAAGGTATAAAGTTTTGTATTGGAGTGAAACTAAAGTTTGAAACTCGTATAATATGAGATAATTCTTTAACAGAACTATCATATCCTCCATTATCATCTATACCTATTTCCCAAGGTGATTCTTCAGGAATATCATATGTTAAAGAATTTATTATTCCAACTTGTTCATATAAGTATCCACCAACAGTTAATTGCACTAAATTTCCAGCCATGTAGCCTTTTGAAGTGTAATATGGTGTTAAACTAGATGCTAAATAATTTAATTTCTTATACATCGGTATAAGTTCTTGTTTAGATTGAGCAGCTACTGTCCATCCCATACTAATAGTACGAGTGTAATTACTGTATGTATAGAAATTTTCACCACGACCTAAATATGTTACAGGATTCCAGGTTGCATTATATGAATCAGAAAAATTGTCAATAAATGCTCTAAAATGTATGAAGGTTTTAGTAGTTGGTTTATTACTATCTATGTTATTATCTATAACAGCTATTCTAAATTTAACTAAGTCGTTTACTGGGACTGCACGTTGTGTCCTTACACCAGTATCAGGATATATTGGAAGGGCGTTTATTCTATCTACTGGACCTATACCAGATCCGCTTGTGTATGAAATTAAATTTTTTCTACTTTTACTTCCGGGGCCAGCACCATATATACCACCTATATTAACACGCTCTTCAATATCTTTAGTTTTATAGTCTGGAGCTTTTGGTATTGTTGTAGTTAAAGGGAGACCAGTTGGATCTTTTGGTCCATTTTTTAATAATTCTTCTCTAAGTAGTTTTCTAAAATCTTGTATCTCTGGAGTAAATCCATTTGTACCTCTGGTTGTATTTAAATCAGCTCCCTCATTTCCGCTTAAATTTTTTTGAGTATATAAAGTAGAACCATTAGGAAAAAATATAGTTTTATTATATTTAGGACTACTAGGATTACTAACAGTAAGGTTAGAAGCAAATCTAATATCAGTTTTACCTACACCTAATATTGAGCCAGGTCCACCATCATATGATAATATATTTAAAGGAGATGATGATATACTATTTACTTTACCAAAACCAACTCCCAAATCATTATATACACCATTGATTTTAGATGTATATAAACCTATTAACCTATTTTTAAAATAACCAGTAGTAAAAAATTCTTCATTATAGTTGTTCATTCTAACCTCATATAAGTTAGAATTATTAGAATAAGCTCCAGTACCAGCAAATGGATTTAAACCTTGTTTAAGCACATGACCACCAAATGCTACTAACCCAGCTTCAGCTAATGTAGATAAAGGAGTGTAAACTCCTCCATTTGGTGTTCCACTAGTTTGTGTTTTTACAGCTGTACGAGATAATAAATTTTGTTTTGCTATAAATAACAGTCCATTAGGAGATTTAGTATCCTTAAACATTTTACCTAAGCGTAAAACATCTGTAGCTGAATCTCTAGCAGCTAATGCTCCTCCTCTTAAGATAAAATCATTATTAGCTAATTGAAGGTCATTAAATCCGTCAGGTATTGAGGCTTTTATATATGGTTGTCCACTATTTCCTCCACCTAACTGATCATTACCATATTTTAATGATTTCATTCCAGGAGAATTCCCATCACCAGTGTATCCTTCACTGGTGTAGTATCTAAATTGAGATAAATCTGTAAGTAGATTGACTAGACCCACTATTGAGGAAGATTATTTAAATATTGTGATGGAGTTACACCGTTTAAATCCAATTGTGATGGTTGAGGTAAAGCATTATTGTACCCATCATTGTAAGCAACATATGCTGCTCTTACATCTCTGACATTAGATCCATTCATTGAATATGATGGTAAAATTCCATCAGCATGTAATTTAGATTGTTTAGTTGCTCCAGGGTTAATAGATGGTGTTGCGCCATTATCTTTACTTAATGATGTTCCTGTGTTTGCTAACATGTTTAATAGTCCCATAGTTTTTGTTTTTTATTGTTTATTATAAATATGTGAATTAGCTGACTACGAATGAATTGTTTTCTTGTGTTGTACCAAATATAGTACCGTTTATTCCGATGTAACTTTTTTTATCTTTAATACCAGCAAGTAGAGTGTTTTGTTGTGATAATAATGCTATCATTTTATTCATAGCTTCATCATTAGTACCATTTATATTAAGCATTTCTGGTAATTTATGTAATGGGATTATAGCTTCAGGTCCAGCTTCTCCCATAGTAGCATTATGTATTGGTTTAACTGTTATTCCTCCTTTAGCAAATTTTGGTCCTGGTTCAGGTGTTGGAGTCTCGCCTAAAGTTGCATATCCTCCAGCTGCTCCTAAACCAGTTAAGGCTGCTACCGATGCTATTTGCATAGGTACACCTATAGGTGCTCCAAAACCTGTCATATCAAGAATAGAACCTATAATAAGACCGGCAACTGCTGTTGCAAAACCCATTTCCGCACCAGTAACAGCTCCTGATATTTTTCCTCCCTTTTCTGCTTCTTCATTTGCTTTATTAGCTAGTTCACTTAATTCTTCAGCGCGTTTAGTGTCACCTTGTTTTATAGCTTCTTGTTTTTCTTTTTCAAAATTTGCGGCTTGATTTGCAGCTAATTGACCTCCAGTAAAAGTATTAACAAATTTAGTCATTACATCTACCAATTTATCTAAAACACCACTACTTACTAATCTTTCAAAAGATGCTTTAGCTTGATCTAACGCTTTATTAAACTTAGTTTGAGCATCTTCCGCTAATTTTTGAGCATATAATCTATCTCCTAATGCAGTTTTTATTTGTTCCTCACTAGCTTGTTGTTTTTTCAGATCATCATATATTTCTTGTAAGCTTTTCTTTTCAGCATTCTGTATACTTTTACCCATACTAGCTGCTCTACTAACTAAAGCATTGAATTCTTCTTGCTTATAAACCATATCTGTTAACTCATCTCCACTCATGCTAAATACAGCTGCTTGAGCTTCAAGTTGGAGAAAATTCATGTTAGCAAGTTCATTAGATGTTAATCCTTGTCTAATTAACTCTTTACCTAAATTAACGTAATCTCTATTAAGGGCATAAGCTCTTGCTCTTTCAAGATTTAAATCTTTACCAGTAAGTAATTCTGCTTCTAATTCAGCTGATATTGATTCTTCAAAATTGAGTAAACCTCCTGCTACTTTTTTAGTGTCTTCTAATGTTAAACCCATCAGTTTTAACTTAGCTATACCTTTAGCTATTTCATCTATATTTCCATGAAATGATGATCTTAATTCTCCTGTTGTTTTTGCAGCTTTTGATAATATTTTATTATTATCTAACATTATGTTTTTTTGTAATCCAACCGCTGCTACATTCGCTAAAGAGCTTTTAGTTATTTGTTCTTGAGTTTTTCCAGTTCTTAATGTTGATTTATATATATTTGCTCTAGTTTCTTCATCTAATTGAAGATTATCTCTTAATATAGCATCTTGAGCCAACATTGCTTTACCTTCTTCTCCTAAATCTTTAGTAAAATCTATTTGTGTTTCTAAAGCATTATTTGCTTCATTTAATGACTTAACTATTTGAGATTGATTAATTATTATTAATCCTTGAGTATCAGCATAAAATTTAGAATTACGAGAAATATCATAAGTACGTTGTCTAACTGCTTCTGCTTCTTCAGCAGTTAATCCCATATTTCTACGAAATTCTGCTGTTTCTTTACTAGCATTAAGCATAGCTCCCTTAATAAAATCATATAATTTTTTAGCAGCTGAAAATAATGCTAGTATTACGGATGCTCTTTCTATTCCTTCAAATGCTCCTTTAATACCAGTTCCTAATAAAGTAAATACATTACCTGTTTCAAGAGCTTTAGCTCTCATATTTTCTAAACCTTTATCAATATTTAAAATATCTCCAAGGAATGGAATTTTCTTTAAACCCATCAGTGCTTTAGCAGTAAGTCCTGTTCTTTTTTCGATAAGTTTTGTTTGTTCAGCTTGTTCTTTTAGTTTATCTACTAATATTTTATTATAGTCTATTGATTGACTATATTCTTTATTTATATCCTCAGTAAGAGCTAATTTATCTTCTTCTGATAAAAGAATATCATCGTTTATAGCTTTTATTGTAGAAGCTCTTTGTTGTTCTAATAGATATAATTTATTTTCATTGTCTAGTAATTGTTTATTTATATCTTTAGATGTAATTAAACCTTTATTAATTCTAGATTGATTTACTATTAAATTATTTGAGTCTTTAGCTAATGAATTAATATTCCGTTGCATATCTTTTGACAACGATGATAAAACTTTTTCTCCTGAAGAAAGAGCATCAGTGAATATATCTTTTATATTTGTAGATATATTTTTAAAAGCTACTTCCGCTACGGAGGCTAAGTCTTTAATTTCTTTTTCTACATCTTGTCTATTAGTTGCTGCCATAATATATTATATATGATAAATATGAGAAGACATCACTTTTTACGTGATGCCTTCGTTACATACCCTGGTGGTTTTACTTTTTTATTTTTAGCGGCTTCAGCTTTAGCTCCACCGTTTGTCCAACTGTCATCTACATCTTTAGGTTTAGATTTTTCATACCATTCCTTAATTTTATTAAACGTAAAATTACGTAACCATATAGGCATGTTGTATATTGTATTATAATCATATCCACCATTCCCATGAAACGTTATTTCATGGATTTGGGTGAATATGTTCATTCTATGTTGTGGGGCTGTATCAGAGGTCAGGCCAAAAAAAGCTAAGACTGATTGGAATGTCTATGCTCTCCTCAACATCATTTATTTTCATATTAGTAGATAAATTAACATCTGGAGACATATCTTTGATATATTTACGTAATGCTCTTGAATCTTGCGCTAGCATTTGTTCTACAAACATACGAATGCTATTTTTGTCGTTGTCTCCTTCTACTGATACAATTTGATGTTTTAAACGAATTGTTACTTCTGATGATGAGTCTTTATTGAATTTTTTCATACTCTCATTTTCCTGGTCAATTATTTCATTATCCTTATCATTTAAGAGTTTAAATTCTACTTTAGTACCAGTTGCTGGTAAAGTAAATGTGAATGTACCTCTAGGTGTTACTTTAGTTTCGTCAAATGGTTTATTTTCTAGCTTAGTTAAATCCACAGTATACTCAGTACCATCATAAGAAAACGTATAATCTTTACCATAACCCAAGATGCGTGAAGATATAAGTAACGCGTTTTTATCGCCCGTTACTAATTCTTTAATGTCAAATTTACCCATAACTAATGAGTCAAGAAGTTTATCTAACACAATACCTTTTTTAATGTAGTTTTGATTTGTTAAAATGTCTTCTTCTTTAGCGGTCATGTATTTCATTTCTACTTTACCACTACGTAAAGGATGATCTGGTGGGTATACTACACCTTTTGAGGGTAATTCTACTGTTTCTGTTGGGAACTTGTTTTCTTCCATAAATTGTATTTTAATGTAACGTTATTGTTGTATATAAATATATGAGGGAAAGGGAAATACCCACATTTCTGTGGGTATTCTTTATATTAATTCTATTTTTCCTTTCCTAATTCAATCCACTTACTTAGATATGATTTTTTAATTTCATCATCCCACCATGTACGATCATTAATAAATTCTTCATAAGCATCTTTATAGACTGGTTCATTACCTATTTTGAAGGTTAATTCAAAATCATCTAATATATCTTTATCATTTAATGATTTAATCATATTTAACACATCATTATATGGATATTTATCTGGTGATGATTTAAAATCTACAAAAGTATAATCATCTTCTTCATAAATTATTGAGTTTGAAGAGTTTTCATTCAATTTTATACCAGCTAGTTTTTGCATTTTGCGAAACTCTTCGCTTAATATCTGTTTTGCCATTTTGTTTTATTATTTGTTATAAATATACGAAAAGAAATATAAATACCCACATCTCTGTGGGTATTCTTTATAGGTTGGTTTGGTTTATTATATAAAATATAATTTTAGAAGTTCAATACACAATAATCTGGTTGAACAGTCATTGTAAGGTTTTGAGCTGCTGATTCATTATCCCAGCTGTACTCACCAAAATTAGCACTAGTTATAATACATCCTTTCAATACCCATTCACTCACAATATCACCAACAGGTCCTAAGATATCAAGTGTTAAATCTTTCTTGTAAAAGTCAGAATAACCATCTCTACCTGTTACAGATTCATGGTGTAAACGTACCCATTCCATTACTGCTTGAGCACCAGAAGGAGTTATAGGATCAAATAATGTAAAATCTATTGTACCCCATTTTGATTTTCCTTTTACAAAACGTTGTACGTTTATGTGGTTAAGAGCTATTGTATCTTGGGTTAAAGTTACTGCACCTACTCCTTTAACAATATATGAAGGTATACCATCAATATACATTATAAAGCGGTTTTGCTGTTTCGGTTCAAATGCCGTGAAGAATATTTCGTTTGGATCTAGTACTGCCATTTTATTATGTTTTGTTATACATATGTGGAAAAAAAGTAAGGTACCCAAAGGTACCTTATCTTATTTTAAGTTGTTTTATTACGCTGGGAATGTAGCTCCTGTAGGTAATATGTTGAAGTCTAAGTATATGAATTCAGCTGTTTTAGTTGGTTGAATATATATTTGACCTACTAATTGGTTTCTATCGATTACATCTGGTGTGTTATTCGAATCGTCCATTATTACTCTAAATGCATATAAACCTTGTCTTTGTTGTACTGATGTTAAGTATGGATTTACTTGACTTAAGAATTGGTTTCTTGTTGCAATTGAGTTTTGTTCAAACACCAAGTTTTGAGCAACTTGAGAAATGTATGATTTAAGAGCAATCAATAAACGACGAACATTTACACGATCAAGAGCTGATGCTTTTGCTTGTAATGTCTTTTGACCATATACTACTACACCTTGTCCAGGGAAAGTAGCGATTGGATTAACTCTACCAGTGTATAATGTATCTCTATTACCTTGAGTTAATTTCCATTCAGCACGTATTACATTACTTAATCCACCTCTGTTTATACCAGCTGGTGCAAACCAAGGTTCAGATACACTATCATTGTAAGCATAAACTCCACCTACCATTGTTGAAGCTGGTACCCAAACGTTTTTACCTGTATCAGGATCAATTGTTTGAACCCAAGGCCAATATGATGCAGCATATGAAGTATTTCTTGCGGCGGCAGCTGCAGTTACAGTTGATATTGCTGATGTTCCATAAGGCACTAAATCTACAACATATATACTATCACCTCTATTTTGAGTATTGTTTATAGCAGTAGTTATTTGAGATGTTCCTAAATTAGCTTGATCAGATATTAAACCAGGAGTTAATAATACATTAAATCTATAGTCATCTTGATTAGCTAATAAACTAATCATGTTGTTATAATTACTAGCGTTAATACCTTGTGTGTTATTAGCGCCATTTATTATATTATTGTAATAGTTAGCACCACCACCATAAAATAAATCTCCGGTAGCTGCACCAAATGTACCACTAATATTTACTGGAATTGATCCTGTATAAGATGCAACTGGGTTTCCATTATTATCAAGGTAATTAGGAGTAGGTAAGTTTACACTTTTTACTCTTACATAGGCACTTCTGTTAGGATATGAACCTGTTATTTCAATTTGATTAGTAACTACATTATAATTTGTAACATAATCTCCAAGCACAGCTGCTACATAGTTTGGAGCAAAAGGATCAAGTGATAAGTTAGTCCATGTTTCTAAAACAACAGGTTGAAGAGCATTATCATCACCTCGACGAACTAATAAATCAAATGTACCAGTTGATTCATTTCTATTTACTACTTGCCATCTTACATTATTTACTGAACCACTAATTAAAGCTCCTGATGTTTCAGTTCCAGTATTATTCATTATTGTTCCTTCAGATAATGTTTCTAAAGATAAAGCTTGGAAACTAGTACCTCCGGAAAAGAAAGTTGTTGTTGATCCTGATGTTATATAGAATGAATTTCCAGCATATCCTGATATTGTATTTTTAGCATTAAAAAATAATCCAGTTGCAGGAGAACCAGATACTGATGATGTAATGTGTTGAAGTGATGCAGTATATTGGGTTACTGAAGAACTAAAGTTAAAAGCTGTTACAATTGCTGTTACTGTAGCAGTTGATGTTGAACCTGACGCTACAAATATTGTAGTATCGTTATTAGCAGGTGGTGTACTTCCAGTAATAGCTATAGTTATACCGTTTACAATAAACGAACCAGTTGGAGTAATAAATGGTGCTAAACTAGCACTACTTATAGTTACAGAAGCGGTTGTAACACTACCTGTATTACTTTGCATTGCTGAACTTGAGGCTGCTGTAAAAGTACCACTTGCTACTCTAGCTACTAATAATGTTTCACCACCATTGTTAAAATAGTTGTAAGCTGCTATTGAAGTAAAGTAAGTATAAGCTTGTCCACCACTATTAAAAGTAGTACCAAATTTTGCTTGATAATCACTATATGATGTTACAACAGTAGGGATTTCATATGGACCTTTTACTGTAGGTCCAATGATCGCGGCTCCAACTGTGATTGGGCCTTGGGAAATAAATGATTGGTCGTTTTCTCGAGCGAGTACACCAGGGGATATTAAAGTTTCTGCCATTTCTTTATAATTTATGTTTTATTATAAATATTATGGAGATGATCAAAAACCTAAAGAGAGCTTGTAAATTCTCCTTTCTCTACATTTATGGTACCATCACCATATTTTTCTTGTAGTGTTTTTCCTAACTCAATTTCTTTTTGTTTTAGATCAGATAAAGATGAATTGAGTAATTGTTTTTGTTGTTCTAGATCTTGTATGCTGTATTCTATAAGACCGAATTGTTCAACTAGAATTGATTTTTCTTGTCTGATATCTTTGATTTGTTGCAACTCTTCTTGTGTTAAAACTTTTGTTTCCATTTTGTATTTTTATTATAAATATTGTTAATTGTATTAAAACATATTATTCAAATGTTGCATTTTGGTTTATTCCAACATTTTGTAGATCTTCTATAACATATTTTTTTAAAGCTTCTATTAAGTTATCATATGGATCTGACATATCTCCATATTCTAATACATTTCTATCAATGTTACTATATCCTATACAATCTCTGCCATTAATCATTACGTCTAGTAATATCAAACCTGGGTTTGTTAAGTGTGGTACTAATGTTAATGTTGGTGAATCGTATATTAGATCTGATTGTGGATTTATAAATAATCCTGTTACTTGTATTGCCATTTTTTTGTTATATTAGTTATTAAGAAAGACTAGCACTTCTCCATGCTGATCCGTTGTATACATATAAAAAGTTATTACTAAAATATGCGGTTCCGGCAGATGGTGAGGCACTTTGTGTTGTAGGTAATGTAAATGAGCTAGATGGTAACATTAATAATGAACCTGTTATTGATACGCTTCCAGATATTTGTACAGATTTATCATCCGATACTGTAAGTATATCAACAGGTGTACTATTCTGTAATACAAAAGTTTTTGTAGATGATGTTGCTCCTGCTCCACGTACTTGAAATTTAGAAATTATACTTGCTCTAACTACATTAACCCCTAAACCACCACTTGCACCTTCTCTTATATATTCACTAGCTAATCTTAAATAACTATTACTATTATTACCTGCAAATAACTCAGCTGTACCGGTACCACTAGATAAACTTCCTGCTTGTACTACAATACCAGTTCCGGAGGTACCATTAATCCTCATTGCCTCTGCTGCTGCTCCACTAACATGTAATTTAACTGCAGGTGTTGTTGTTCCAATACCTACACTACTATTACCTGATGCTATTAATGAGCCTGTTACATTTATACTTCCAGTTAAATTTATAGAACCTGTACCTATGGTTGTTATACTCCCAGATGTATTTAATGAACCTGAAATTGTTACTATTTGGTTTAATGTATTAACAAAAGACGCTGTTGCGGCATTTGATGCATTTGCAGCATTTACTGCATTTGTTGCATTATCAGCTGTTCCTTGTAATGATCCTGTTATACCTTGAGTTGATATTACACTACCGCTAAAAACTGCCGGTCCTATATTTGTAAATGTAGATGAACCAGATATTGTTAGTGAACCTGTTACTGTTAATCCCTGTGTGCTATTAATATTATCAGCATTTATATATTGAAACTGAGATACTGTTGCTAGTGGACCTCCAGTACCAGATAAAGAAGCAAGTGTTGATGCTGATCT